ACATCAGGTTCTATAAGCAAAGGATTTTTAATATATCTTAAATGATATTCGCTAACAACTTGATTGTTTCCGCATATCAATTCAAAATTATTATCAAATCCTGTTCCTCCAAAATCTAATCTATAAACTGTATGTTTATTAGGTTTATTAAAAGGGTCGTCTATAATTTTATTATACCTATCGTGAGTTATTGGCTTTACTCCAACTCTAGCAGATCCTGTTTGGTTTACTGTTTCAACAGCAGCTTCCTCATTTATTGCATGCCTGTAATTTTCAGGTAGCGCAACAAATTGACCGTTAGGTTTATTGTGTGCTTGACCTACAGCAGAAGGAACAATTATAGCATTACTTATTAATGTTCTTAAATCGTCTCTACGCTTTTGATCTTCTTCAAAATTTGTACGTCTAGTGTTATTTCCAAATGCACGTTTAGATATAAACTTCTCTTGAGATATATTCAAAAAAGAATCTATCTCTTCTTCAAGGAAAGAAGGGGCATCAAAAGAGTCCCCTTTATCCATTAGAAGTTTAAATTCAGCATGCATTTCTATTCTAGTCATACTATTTTGCTATAGACATTTTTCCTTTTAAATCTAAATACACTTCCTGGTTATCAGGATTTTGTAAATACTCAATAGCTTGCTCAAGTGTATACCCTACAATATCTCCTCCAGGAAGTTGGTACTTAGTACCATTTTTCACAAGAACTCTTGCCGATATACAATCGTCAATAAATGCTCTTATTTTAAATGTAGGATCTTCTACAGTAGTAATAAACGTTTGAGGATCTTCTGTTACAATCTTATCAAGTTGAGACTCAATAAAATCTACAGAAGCTGCATCTCCAGCTCGTTTACCCATAACTTTAAGAACATCTGCCATCTCTGTAGTAGACATGTTACTAAACACTTTGTAAGCTTTACGCTTAAGTTTAGATTTTTTATTTTCCATCTTAGCTTCTTGCTCAACTGAAGTCATCACGTATTCTGCAAAAGGAGTGTCGAAACGCTCCATCTCAGAATTAGCAACTCTTTGGTGAGCTTTTAAAACTAGATATTTTACTTCTTCTTCTGGATTGTTAGTATCTAATGAAATACCTTCTGAAGGAACATCTATTTTAAACATAGTCCAATAATCTTTATTGTACTTTGATAATGTTCCAGGAGACATATGCATCTTCTTTTCAAGACGTTTTTCATCTTCTTCTGTTAATCCAGTCATTAGTACGCCAGTACCTTTTGTAGCTTGAACTGTAAGTCTTTCAAAACATTTAGAATAACGGAGGCTCCCGTCGTGATCGTCGGGTAGCCATCCGTGTTTCTTAATAGGTTTTAAAGTAACTTTAGTTGTATCAATAACACTTTCCATCTTCACTGCAGTTTTAACTTCTGCTTTCTTTATAGCTTTTGTTGCCATCTTCTTATCGTGTTTATTAATTAGTTATATTATATAGTTGACGAGTAAATTAATTCAGCACAAGACATTGGGTTCTGAATAAGAACACCTTGTTGAGCTTGAGCAAATAATTGATACCCATCTACAGGAGACGAAGAACCTGATGAGAACGATGTATTTGGTCCTAACGGTGAAGTTGAACCAGCAACGTGCCACATTAATTCTTTACGTCCTTTAGGATATACTCTACGGATATTGTTTTCTCCACCTGAAGTACCCATGTTTAGGATAGTATAACGGTAAGACTCAGTGTATCCACCTTTTGGATGCGGTACACGGTTACGAATTTCATCATCATACAATGGTAAGTGAACTAGAGTAAACTTGATACCTTGTGGTCCCATGTATTCTCTGTACTGACCTTGGAATCCTAGATTTTGTCCATCACCAGAAATTCTTTTAGAATCTAATGGTTGGAATCTAGCAGCGTGGTTTTCAAGAGCTCTATGGAATTGTACCATACCTCTTTCACCTGTAAACGCTACAAAGTTACGTTGATCTTCTGGAAGTAAGTTAATTGAAAGATTCAATAACACATCTTCTAAATAGTCAATTGTAAAGTCTGTATAGTGGAATTTGTACGATGGAGAAATTTGCTCACGTAAACCTGCACCTTCAACAATAGCAGATCCAGAGTTACCCATCATGTCATAAGTTCCGTTAACTTGTTTGTTAGATTTAGAGAACCAAAGCATACGCTCTTTTTCTTTCATCCACTGACACATAAATTCGTATTCAGCATATTGAGTCCAAATCTTAGTAGACTTGTTAGACTTAGGATCCATCATCTCAATAACTAAAGGACGTTGGTGCATGTTTCCAGGAATAGTGTAAGTCTTAGATAAGAAAGACATTGCATTACGCATTTTAAATGGAGAACTGTAATGAGTTTCACCATAAGTTCTGTTTAATGTTCTTTCTTGCGGAGAGTACTCTTTACTTGCACGTGCTCCTGCAGAAATTAATGCTGGCGGAATAAAATCTGCTGCATTTGAAGTCATTAATGAACAAGGATAAACATACATTGATCCTTCCATGTAAGGCTCTTGCATTACACGAACAGATGTTTCACCGTCATCTAAAACTAGTTTATCAGACATAGCAAAGTATTTTTCTGCCATTCTAAGGTTTACTACTGTTCCGTATTGTCCAGGTTTAGAAGCTAATCCTCCACCACTAAAACCATTAATAACAATAGCTTTTTCATCGTCACCTTTTAGGTACCATTCAAAGTCGTTATCTGTGTCAAGCTCTTGCTCTCCACCTCCAACAGATAAGAAATAATCCATACCTGCATATTGATTCATACCGAATACTCTACTAATGATATTCGATACCAGTGTAGGTTCAGCTGCGAATACGCTTCCTAAGTGGTTCTCAGTTGTTAAGCCAGACCAGCTTTTAGGAGCGTACAATTGTAATGAGCTAATTGTGTTTGCCATTTTTAATTAATTTAATTATTACTTGTTGTTTATATAAATAGCTCCTTATCGCAGAGATTTTCTCATAGTGTCAAAATTAACAGCTTTAGAGGTACCTCTACTTGGTCTGGAACCAGTTTTTTTCGTACTCTTTATTGCGTTAGCCAACTTGCGTGTTGATTTAGTTGTTGACTGACGTTCAAATGCTGAAAAATCCCACTTTAGGACTGTCGCTAAATATGCTATCTTTAAGTCAAACTCAGGATCTTTTTCTCTCATTCTCATGATTTCATTTTTTCCGTTTTTATCTAACTTAGTTATACCTTTATATAGATTAGTTTTGTCCTTTGGAGACAATTTAAACCCAGGTAAAATTTCTTCTTTCTTTCCAATATGATCATCTAAGTCTTCAAGCCATTGTTCGTGCGCTTGGATTCTTTGTTTTTGATCTTCTTTTTGTTTTTGAATTAAGTGAGTTTTTTCAGCTTTTTGTATCTCTTTTAAAGATGCTAAAGCTTCCTCAGCTTCTTCTTTTAAAACTCCAGAATCTTCGTATCTATTTAGCTTTCTAGTAATTCTCTCTTCAGACCAACCACTCTTAACTAATAAATCTCTTACTAGCATTTTTTGCATAGAAACATTAGTCTCTAAACTTTCTTCTGCTATAGATTCATAAGACTGCTCGCTTGCGCTAGCATTAATTAAATCATATATATTTACACCTGCTTCATAATTATCTAAAAGATATTTAATCTCTTCAGGCATATTATCTTTATATTCAGTTACTTTTTCGTCAATAGTATTTTGAACTTTATCTAGTAACCATTCTTCATTATCTTCAAACTCTTCGTCATTAAAATCTATTAATCCTTTGTCTCTTTGCATTTCTGCAAAAATTCTAAGTGGATTATCTCCTTCTTCTTCTGTAGACTCTTCAGTTTCGCTAGCTTTAATTTCTTCAGAAACTTCCTCCTCTTTATCTGTTGAAGTATTTTCTGTTTCAATTGCATCTTTATCTTCTAGTTCTTCTCCTGCTTTTGATTCAGGAATAACGTCAACTTCTTGTATTTTTAATTCAGGGTTAAAAATACTAGGCTCTTCTGCTACTTCTAGGTCTGCTCCGTCAGTTTTTAACTGATCTTCTCTCTTCTCTGGACTAGTAGTTAGATTATCTAACACACTTAAGTCCAATCCATCTAAAATGTTGTCTTCTATTGCCATAGAGTTTTATTTATTAAGTGACAAAAATAATTATTTTAAGTTAGTATACAACACTTTGTCACTACAGTGTTGGTTAAATTATTTTGTTTTTATAGCTAAAACATAATTTATAAGATTATACTTTTTTGTTTTGTTTAGCTATTTTTGCTTTTTCTATTCTTTCTTTAGACGCTAACTGCTCTCTTTCTAGTTGCATTTTCTCTTGCTGCAGTTGACCGTCTTGAGCTACTTTAGCTCTTTCAATATCTAATTTAGCTAGATCTACACTATCTCGAATACCGTTATCATTCATATCTTGATCAACAGATTTTCCTAAAAGATTCATTTGTGCAATACGCACTTTAGTTTGGTTATCCTCAGTATTTCTTTGATCTTCTCTATTTTCTTTTTCTTGATCTAGCTGTAGTTTAGCTTGCTCAAGTTGCATTTTTTGAGCCTCTACTTGTTGCTGTTGCTGCACTTGCATTTCTTGCATTTGCATTTGTTGCTGCTGCTGTTGCTCAACTCTTTGCTGGGCTTCTTTTTCAGAACGTTTAAGATTTGTTCGTAAATCTGATATAGAGCTTGCGTTATATATTTGTACCACATCTGATAATGTCATTTGTTCGTTCTGAAGCGCGGCATGAGTTAATTGTTTAAGTGCTTCAATTGCCATATTATCTTTAGCAGAATTAGATATAAATAATCCGTACTCTGATTGTGAGAATTGATCTCCATTTAATTTAAAGAATACGTTTGCTAAATCATCTGTCATGTACTGGATTCTTTTAGAATTTCCTTTGTACACATCTCTAGATACATTTAATAAAGTTTCTAAAACCCTAGTTTTACACTGGTTGTGAACTTCAAACCATTTTTCTGTAATATGCGAAGACTGTACTACAGCTCTCTGCGCATTACCTACTTGTTCAGAATTAGATATTGCTCCCATTCTTTGAGGAGTTACACCAGATAATGTGTGTATTTTTTGTTCTACAAAATCTAATAATTGTACATGCTGTTGTATAAAATTACCAGTTTCCATGTCTAACACTTTATTTTGTGTAGATATATTACCAGCAAGTTTACCAGTAGATTGTCCTTTTTTACCTTCGTTAAAAGAATCTACAAAACCAAACTTCATTGATTGTGCGTAGTACATCCACTTTTCTACATCCCATCCATCGGGAATTAGTGATAAATCTATTAAAGATATTTTACCTTGGTTAGATGCTATAGAAAGTTCTAGTCTATACCACATAGTAATGTACATGTACACCCACGGAACTAGTCTGTCCATAAGAGATACAGACTGTGCGTTGTTTGCGTTGTATATTGTTCCAACATATCCTGAACTACATAAAGATAAATTATCCATATGTCTAAATTGTTGAGGTCTAACTCTAATGTTTATAAAAGTGTCTTCACCAATTTTAGTTCCTTCCCAGTATTCGTTAACCCACATGTACTCTATAGATTCTCCAATACTGTCATTTATTTTATAAGTTTCTCCTACAATAGTTTCTTGCGGGATACCCTGCTCATCAACGTAAGTTAATCTTCCTATCTTACGCATAGATTTCCAAACTACTTTAGTAACTCTAATGTTACCATCTTGATCGTAGTAATTAAATATATTTGATTCTCCTTCAGTTCCCTCTCTATTTTGTATAAAAAGTTTTTCTTGATTAGGAAAATTTAAAAGACTTTTACTATCTACAGAACCTTTATGCCCTTGTTCTTTTTCTAGTTTATCTATTTGTGCTGCAGTAAGATCCTCGTAGTAATTATCAATAACTGTGTTTATAGACATAAATGTGTCTTCTACAATAACATCAGCATTATCTACATAATCTTCATTATGCGGTAATAGAACATAAAACTCTAAAGGATTTACTCTTCGTACAGTAGGTTCATTAGAAACTTCTTCTACACAGTAAATTTCTTCTCCTACTAGCAATGCATCTTCCCATCCTTTAGCAAACTTTACTTTTAATTTTTGCTCTCTTTCAAGATAATTTAAAAGTTTGTTTGCAGTAGATTCATTCATATCTTGAAAATCGTAATCAAAATATTTTTGAACTCTTTTTAATTCTTCAGGAATGTTTTCTTGAGCTTGTTGCATAAACTGTTGGGCTTCTTCCTGCGAAGAAGGTTGCCCCATAGACTGCATCATCTGCTCTGTAGATTGCTGAATAAGTTGTTGAAATATGCCTACAACTTGTTTCTTTTTTTCTTCTTCTTTAGAAGATATAGAGTCTTCGTTTATAGATCTAACTACATAAGAAAAAGCTCTCTTAGCCTCTTCTCCAAAAAGTAAATTAAATATAGGAGATACTACGTCATAATACTGCAACGTAGCAGGAAGTTCTAAAGAACCTCCTAACCCTAAAGGGTCTGTAACGTATTCTAGATCTTTCTTGTCGAATTTACCATTATAAAGATCGTAGTTCCGCTTCTTTTTAAAGCGAGAACTACGTCTTGTATTATCATAAACACCTACTAAGCCTAATCCAGCTTCTATACATTCTTCTCCCCACTTCTGAGTTTTCTTTCGTTTACTCAGTTTTTGTCTAGGAAAATCTAATTTAGGCATAAATTATGTTTAAGCTACTTCTAGAATAAGATATTCTACTAAAGGAGTATTGGCAGATGATTTTACATGTACAGTTGTGTTGTCTGCAGACGGGAAGAAGCAGAATTCACCTGCATCTAGCGTTGCAAAAACAGCGTTACCGTCATCTTCAATAATAATTTTATCTGTAGCGTCTAAGTTTTTAATGTAAACGTATGCTTTTTTGTTTGTACCTGATAAAGCTTCTACTGTAATACCCATTCGAGTTGTCGAAGTTTTTACTACTGTAAGACCTTGACGGTTATCACCATCAATTGTCAAAGCTTTAGTTACGGTTTTTGATATATTAACACTATCAAATAAATCACTACTTGATATGCTAAGAGTTGCGTTTAAAGTTGCCATATTTTTATTTGTTTAAGATTAACCTGCTGCTTTTTCCATTAAGATGTATTCAACTGTAGGGTTACCTGCAGCTGGCTCTAAATCTATAGACTCGCAATTTGCTAAAGGAATAAATAAAAATTCTCCAGGGCCTAAAACTGCAAACCAATCGTCTGCTGTTGAGTCTGTAGCTACAGCAGCTCCACCTGCACGTCTAGACACCTCTACGTATTCACCTGATGTATTACTTAAATTTTTCATGTATAAGTAAGCTTTGTCTCCATCGCCTTCTATTTCTTTTACATGTATGCTGTCTTCTGTCCCATTTCCTGTTAGGTATAATTTACCTATAACTTGGGAATCTCCCGAAGGAGATAATGAGTCTGTTTCTGTAAAACTAACTGTTTGTTTTGCAAACAAGTCAGTACTAGAGAGACTCAAGGTTACATTTACTGTTGCCATATTAATATTTTTTTAAAATTCGCGAATTAAAAAACAAAAGTAATAATTTAATGTTATCAAACAAATAATAATCTATAAAATTAGATTTTTAGTTTTTTATTTTATAGCTAAAACCTTGTTTTCTTTTTTGAGAATAAAGATTTATTCCAGAAACTTTGATCATATATAGTAGTAATCTTAGTTTCTTTATCTACTTTTATTTTTTTTACTTCTTGTATATGGTACACTACCATCATAAAAGCCATTACTCTATCAAAGTTTCCTATATCATTATAAGCTATTAATTCTTTTAATAACGGTATACTTCTTATTTTATGTAAATTTAATAATCCTTCTGTACCATAGTCTTCTAACAACCACATTTTAATCAATTCTTCTCCATAATCTTTTAAAGGTTTAGACATATGCATACCTTTACCTCTATTTACTCTACTATTTTGAACAACGTCTTTTATTATTTCTGGTTGATCAAGCAAAAGATGCGTTTGATTTTTATATTCTAAATACTGATACATACCTTTACGTTCGTTTTCGTACAAACATTTAGCATTGTAAAATAAAAGCAATCTTCTAACTTTTTCGTAATATTGATTAGCAGTGTCTGGTCTACCAGTATATTCTGCTACAATACGGTTTGTAAGTTTGTTTATAATAATAGTAGATCCTAAAGAAGATGTAGTAGAATCATCATGATCATAAGGGTCTGTACCTGCAAGATACATGCCGTATGGTATTTTTCCCTCACTATCTTCGTAAGGCATTTCGTATATTACTACACATCCAGCTAAATCGTCACTACCTCTAAGTGGAAAATCTACAATAGGAGATAACTTAGCATTTGGTTTCCATGCTATTTTGTTACTCTCTGACTCTACATAAAGATCCCCTACGTAATCATGATTTCTTTCTTTATTAGTGGCTTCTAATTCTCCTAGTCTAGATAACAAATCTGCTACAGGAAACAAATTACCTGTGCGCGTAAGAAATACTTCTGAAGGCACAAGAGGTCTATTTTGTAATTCTGCATCTAATGCGCTTCTAGAGTTTTTACTTTTTTTTAAATTTTCTCTAAACTCGTCTAAGTATTCTTTTGCAGGCTGTTCTTGTGTGTTTCCATTATCATCTTTAAATTGATTTAACCCTCTGTAAGCAGGTACAAAATAAGATATTTTACCTTTATCTTCCCACTCATCATTAAAAGAAATCATATCGTAAACATCTGGATTGTAGAACATATCTCTTGCATCTACAGTACCTCCACCTTCCATATCACCACCTGTACCTAAATACATACAGCTACCAAACTTGTATGCACCGTTTTTCATACATTCTACAGATGCTTCGTGCGATGCTTTAAGATTGCTAAACATACCAATTTCTTCCATTACCATTACAGCAGGACGAGTACCATTGGCAGCAAATGCATTGTCTTTAAAGGTACGATGCTTAATCTTAGATTTACTACCCATAACTTTCCAGGTACCACCAAGCTTCTTTTTATATTCTGCAATAACTTCTTTACCAGAGTACCAACTACCGCTGTACTGCTTAGAAAAAGGGGAGGGAAAAAACTTGTCTCCAAGTTCAATACCGCCAGGTAAATTATCCAATCCAAATTGTGTCTTTTTTAATATATCTCCTGAGTACTTAGCGTCCCCTGCTCCTGTTACAATTTCCGTGGAAGGTGGGTTACCAATATCTTCAGGTTTATATGATTTTGCCCCATCAAATACAAACTCGTGTCCAATAACTCCTCCTGCAACAGAATAAGATTTACCAAACCCACGACTTCCCATCATCATAAAGTTTTTAGCTTCATTATCCCAAAGAGGTGCTCCCATATTCTTTTTATGTGTTCTGCGCATGTATTCTGACGCAGGCACATAATTTGGTTTATCTATAAAATCTCTGTTACATGTAAACTCTTTATCATTTTCAAAACCAGAAAACCCTCTAGCCTCACACCAATTATAAAAAAACTCCCATTCAAGATCTCTTAGGAAAGGCTTGCCAGGAGTTTTAGTTTTAGAATGTGCAGTTTTGTTTAATAAGATTGTCCAGAAATTTACATAAAAATATAAATTACCTGGCATCCATACACCGCTAACCCAATAACCTTCAATACACCTTTTCTTTTCTTCTCGCCAAAACAATAAATATTCTTCGCTTGCGGGATGAAACTGAGGTATTTCTTTAAGTAAAAAAGCAGCTTTGTTAACAATCATATTAATCCTTTTTCAGAAGCCGACTCTTCACCCCCACCTTTAGTAGAGCCTTCGTTAGTTTCTTTATCTACTAGTTTTAAAAGACGTTCATAGTCTTCAAACAATTTAACATTAGTTTTAAGAAGCCCTTCTATTGTATCTGCATTCTCTTCGTACGTAAGTACATCTAAATACCTTGTCTTCTCATCCATTTTTTTATTCCAAACTAAAAGCTGTCTTTTAGCAGGAGTTATAAGAGAAGATTCGTAGAATTGCATAGCAGGTTTGTATTTATCCCAATCAAACTTAGAATCTTTAATAAAATCCTTACTTATTATATCTTTCCTTGTAGGAAAAGAGATGTTAGCAAATTTAGAATCAGGGTCCACCAAAAGCGCAATAGCCCACATTATCTGCGAGCTTTTGCTTTTTGTTTTGCTTTTATCTTCTTTATAGATAACAGCAAACTCTTGGGGGATTTGTAATTGTGGGTGTAATTTCCAAAAGTTGGCTTCTGTATCGAATCCTTCTAATATCATTTTACAATACCTAGTACATCAAACATGTTCATTTGGAAATACTCTACTTCGTCTATCATAACCATAAAGCCTTGGCCTTTAGGTATAATAGTATCTCCAACTTTTACATTTTTAACATCGTTACTGACTGCTACAACTTTAGCATGCCCGTCTCTTTTGCTTTCCTCTTCTTTTAACATTTGTTGAGATTTAATAATCCCACTTTTTGTTTCTTTCTCTACTGAAGGCATTTCCACTACAATGTGGTTTCCTAAAGGCTCGTAGTTAATTGTGTTTTCCATTTTTATAAACCTAAGTTAATATTTAAATCTTTTTCTTTTGATATTTCTGATTCATAGTGTTTGCTTATATTTTCACTTTGAGAAAGCTCATACATTGCTACACTGCGATTCATAGAATTTCCTGAAATTTGTATTTCAGTTATTATTCTCTTTAATTGCTCTGTGTCAGTGCGGAGAAAAACTGTTTCTCCAAGTTTAAATTTTATATCAACTCCTACCATTTGTTTAGTGGGCAATGTGATTTCATTGACCTTGTTTTAGCAACTAGCGGGCACCCGCATTTAGCACACCTACTTTTAACGTTAAATTCGCATTCCCCACATATAGCAACTCTTGCTTTTGCAATTTGCTCTACATGTTCATTAGGAAATACTACATTCTTCCATCCATCAAATATCTCGCTAACTTTTGCAGCTGCAGAAGTAACTAAAGTTTTGTTTGTTTTAGGATTTTCCTTTTTTTCCATTTTTATAATATTTAAATCTGTTCTTTTTTACTGCGAACATTCCTATGTGTTTAGCTCGAATTGTTTCAAAATCTCCTTGCTCTATAATGTTTTTTAAAAGTTTAAATTGAGATTTTACTATTAGATCAATTTTAAACTCACTAACATTATATTTTTTAGCTAGTTTCTTTATTATTTTGTCCACGATAACTTATAAGTTATTTCTATTCCGTCAGTTGTAATACTTTTTAAAATACTAGGATTTATAGTTTTGTCAATAATCATTTTCTTTTTTCGCAACATAGTAATATGGTTATTAAAAGAAGCTTCAGACATGTTTATTTGTTTCCTAACTAACTTTCTTACAGGAGTAGAAAATAAAGTTTTATCTATATTTTTATTTTCTTTGTTAGATTGCCATATAGCTAGAAAGCTAGAAAGTACTTCAATCTCTTTATCCTTTAGTTTTAGTATAGGATTAAGAATTTGTAAATACGCTTTCATAGATTTAGGTATATCGGATTTAATAGGTATTATCATAATTCTATTTCAGGGAATAAAACCTCTGCTTTGTTTTTATCAATAATAGCAATAGATGCTTTAACATATCTTGCTACATCGTATGCTTTTGATTTTTCTTCTTGATTAGAGTCTGTTCCTAACTTTGATTGTGCTTTAGCATTCATATGAAGTAATTTATCTACTTCATATAAGTTAGTGTACTTTTCTAAACAATTAGAACATAGTTTAGAATTTAAAGAAAACTTAAAATGTTTTCTCATTGCTTTTTCAATAACATCCATGTTTAAGAATATCTATTACTGTTAAATTTACCAGCTATAGTACCGCCAGGCTTTTTAATAATACCTCCAAAGCCTCCTCCTTTAACTCGTATCTCTTTCATATATTTATCGCAACAAATTGCTTCAGGACATACAACTTCTCCAGCCACTATTTTCATAGTATGAGTTCCAAGCTCTAAGTCTTTATTACAATCTGTGTTAACGCATTCAAATCTTGTCATGCGACAAATATAATAAAATTAATTATAATTTAACATATCTTCCACTTCTTTTCTATAGTCAGCGCATTTTATAAGCTTGTATGTGTCATTTTTTTCATTAAACCACACAATGTAACAATCTTTTATTTTAAGATCTGTTTCGTGCTCAATGATGTATTTGTATGTAGATAATTGTAGGGAGTAAGTGCTGAATTCGCACTCGTCTAGGTGGGATACAGGTTTAAGCATTTTATTCTTAAACTTGCTTTTGTAATTCATTTTCTTGTTAGTCTTCCAGTCAAATATAACTAGAGCGTCAAGAGTGTTAGAGTAATACAGCTGATCAACCATACCACACAGTCCAAGTTCTTCTGAACCAACACATAGCTCTGAACTTATAGGTACAAGATTGTCTTTTGATTCTTCGTAGAATTTTAAAAAGTGGGATTCGATAGTATCATATGCACTCATATCTATATCGAAGTCATATATTGTATTAGGTAATATCTTATTATTAATGTAATTTTCAGCGTATGCGTGAAACTTACTTCCTTTATTACATGCACGTAGACTTATTGAATCCCACTTATCTAAAATTTCTTGTCTTGTTTTACCTTCTTTGTTAGCAGTTTTGTCTGCCCAGAACTCTTTTAGAAAAGGTTTTTTAAACTTACCTATAAACGTGGTAACTGACGTAAGAGGTTTACCATTTAATGTATAGGTGTGTCCTTCTTCTGTAAAAACAACGTTGTTAAACTTGTTCAGCTCCTTGAATATCATTTTTTTCTTCTTCGATTAGTTTTTCTAAATATATAGCTAAGTCCATTGCCTCTTCTTGTGCATGTCTTAGCCATTGCAATTTAGTTAAATCTTTTCGATCCATTGTTGTGTTGTACTTCTTTTTTCCTAACTCAGCTCTTTGAGTTATTTTAGTACAAACCTTATATTCTATTGTACTCATGATCCGCAGTTTTCACAGTCTGGGTTATCAATACTGCAAGCCTCTGGTTGCTCTGCTTCCTCAAGGTCTACAATCCAACTATCAAAAGTGTCTTTTTTTGATTCATCTGATTTTCTAATCGAGTCTTTTATAAACTCATCGTCAAAAATCTTTTTTTCTGCCATAGTATAAATATTTAATTGTTAAAAGAAAAGTGGCCAAAAGAAAACCAAATTGAAACGCCACTAAATTTCAATTGGGAAAGTCATTGCTGGTACAACTTTCAAACATCACTGCGAGGATAGAAGTTACCTGTTCCAACAGTCGTCCGCTATTTGTTTATCCTTTCGGTGGGTGACTGAAGTTTTATTCTCGCGAAGGCAAACGTACAAAAAAAATTTTTATAAAAAAAAGATCCCCCTTATAAAAAGAGGGATCTAAACCAAAAAACAAATCAATCGAAAACAATCAATCGAAAAAACACAATGGCAATATACAATTTTATTTTTTAAAAAAAAATTATCTATGGAAATGATGGAGTATACCACTTAATTAACAGCACCCCTTCTATCTTTTGCGGGCTAACACCCCCACAGTTGCAAATTACAAATTAATCCCTAAAACAAGTTTTATGTCTCAATTTACAATTTACAAAACTTCGGTTTCCGCAAAAGGAAACACTACAGTTGTCCTTATGGCCAACTCTACTGTTACTTTTGGAAACTTGCGCCTACAGTCGGTTGTCATGGACAACGCGTTCTGTTGGCACACTTTCCGCGGAAACCTCGAACAGTCGTTTACTCAACTCCAATCACAGAATGCTGTGATCGAAGTTGATTCACCACTAATTTCCGTCGCTGACGCTGACGGAAAAGGTGG